AACGTGCCTCCGTCTCGGATCCAAAATAGTAGGGAAATGTATGATGGGGTCTACCTCTAATGCTTTAGATAAAGGAGGAGATCATTTTAAAAAACTATATTATAATTCAGATGTCACAAATAGAAACCGCAATGGCCAGACTACAAGTGGATTATATGCTTTGTTCTTACCTATGGAATGGGGCTTCGAGGGATTTATCGATAAGTATGGGTATCCTGTATTCGAAACTCCACCAGAACCGGTTGAGGGAATTGACGGTGAACTCATCTTTACGGGAGTCATTGATCACTGGGAGAATGAAGTTGAAGGATTAAAAAAAGATCCTGATGCATTAAATGAATATTATAGGCAATTTCCAAGATCTGAAAAACATGCCTTTAGAGACGAAACTCTTAACTCTTTATTTAATCTAACTAAGATTTACGAACAAATAGATTATAATGAAGAAATGGGCTTTAAAAATAGGGTTATTAGAGGTTCTTTTTCTTGGAAAAATGGTATAAAAGATACTCAAGTAATATGGGTCCCTACACAAAATGGAAGATTTAAAGTTTCTTGGTTACCACCAACTCAATTACAAAATTGTATATTTGAAAAAAATGGTGTTAAATATCCAGGAAATGATGGTTTAGGTGCTTTTGGATGTGATCCTTATGATATTTCAGGAACAGTTGGAGGTGGTGGTTCAAATGGGTCATTACACGGGTTAACTACTTTTACAATGGCTTCAGATGTTCCTGCAACACAATTTTTTTTAGAATACATTGCAAGACCACAGACAGCAGAAATATTTTTTGAGGATGTACTTATGGCATTAATTTTTTATGGAATGCCATTACTTGCAGAAAATAATAAACCTCGTTTATTATATCATTTAAAAAGAAGGGGCTATAGAGGTTTTTCTATGAACCGGCCGGATAAATTAAAGGGTGCTCTTTCAAAAAGTGAATTAGAATTAGGAGGAATTCCTAACAGTTCTGAAGATATAAAGCAGGCTCATGCTTCTGCTATCGAATCTTATATTGAGGAATATGTAGGTAAAAAAAATGAACAATATGGCAATATGTACTTTCAAAGAACATTAGAAGATTGGGCAAGATTTGATATATCTCGTAGAACATCTTTTGATGCTTCTATTAGTAGTGGATTAGCAATTATGGCATGTAGAAAACATTTATATAGGCCCAATATTGAAAGAACAGTTAAAAAAGTAGATTTTGGATTTTCAAAATACCGAAATGAAGGTTATCAAAGCGAGTTAATAAAATAAATATGGCAAAATTAAAAGGAAAAGTTCTTACACAATTTCCAAGTCAAGCAGTCTCCGATGCTGAAAAGCAAACTACCAACTATGGGTTATCAGTAGGAAGAGCAATTGAACAAGAATGGTTCAATAAAGATAACAATGGAATAGGTAAGTTTTATAATTCTAGGCAAGAAGCACACAGACTTAGACTATATTCTCGTGGAGAACAATCAATTAGAAAATATAAAGATGAATTTGCAATTAATGGAGATTTATCTTATTTAAATTTAGATTGGAAACCAGTTCCAATAATACCTAAATTTGTAGATATTGTTGTTAATGGAATGCAAGATAGACTATTTTCTATTAAAGCTGTAGGACAAGATAGTATTTCGACTGGAAAAAGAACTAAATTTGTTAATGATGTTCAACAAGATTTAAATACAGCTAATTTACTTTTAGATATTGAGCAAAAATTAGGTGTATCTGCTAGAAATTTTGCAGTAAATGAATTACCCGCTAATACAGAAGAGTTAGAACTTTATATGCAGCTTAATTATAAGCAAGGTATTGAAATGGCTGAGGAAGAAGCTATTAATAATATTTTTAAAGCAAATAAGTATGACGAAATAAAAAAACGCGTAGATTATGATTTAACAACTTTAGGCATAGGGGCAGCTAAACACGGGTTTAATAATACTGATGGGGTAGTAGTTGAATATGTAGATCCTGCAAATTTAGTTTGGTCTTTTACTGAAGATCCTAATTTTGGGGATTGTTATTATTTTGGTGAAGTTAAAACAATAAAAGTTAATGAGCTTAAAAAACAATTTCCAGATTTAAGCAATGAAGAAATTGAAGAGTTAGTTAATAAAGGGTCTAATTGGAATGATTATAATGATCCGCAATATAATCTTTATAATAACAGTGAGTTAGCAGCTAAAAATACTTTAACAGTATTATATTTTAATTGGAAAACATGGGAACATGATGTATATAAAATAAAAGAAATCCCCTCTGGTGCTAAAAAAGCAATTGCTAAAGATGATAGTTTTAACCCTCCTAAAGATAAAAGAACTCGATTTGAAAAAGTAAAACAAACTAGAGAAATAATATATGAAGGATGTTTAGTATTAGGCACTGATAGTTTGTTAAAGTGGCAAAAAGCCACTAATATGATTCGACCAGCTTCAAATATTAACAAAGTAATGATGAATTACGTTGTTAGTGCTCCTAGATTATATAAGGGTAATATTACTTCTTTAGTATCTAAGATGACTCCTTATGCTGATTTATTACAATTAACGCATTTAAAATTACAACAAGCTATCCAACGGATGACACCATCAGGTGTTTATTTAGATGCTGATGGATTAGCCGAAATTGATTTAGGAAACGGAACCAATTATAATCCTCAAGAAGCATTAAATATGTACTTCCAAACAGGGTCTATTATAGGTAGATCATTAACAATGGAAGGCGAAAGAAATAATGGTAATATTCCTATTCAAGAATTGCCAGGCGGTGGTGGCCAACAAATACAAGTATTAGTCGGTGCTTATAACCAATACATCCAAATGATGAGAGATGTTACTGGTTTAAATGAAGCTAGAGATGCCGCAGATCCGGATCAATATTCATTAGTAGGGGTGCAAAAATTAGCAGCAGCAAATAGTAATGTAGCCACTAGACATATATTACAATCTAGTATGTTTATAACTACTTGTTTAGCTGAGGCTATTTCATTAAGATTTAAAGATGTTTTAGAATATCATCCAACAAAAGAGGCTCTGATAGATTCTATTGGACAATTTTCAGTAGGGTCTCTTCAAGAACTTCAGAATCTTAATCTTCATGATTTTGGTATTTTCTTAGAGCTTACCCCTGATGAAAACGAAAAACAATTATTAGAAAATAATATACAAGTAGCACTTTCTAAAGATAGTATTTATTTAGAAGATGCAATTGATGTAAGAGAAATAAAAAATACTAAATTAGCTAACCAATTATTAAAATTTAGAAGAGTAGCTAAGCAACAAGCTGATCAACAACAAGCACAAGCGGCTTCTGCAGCACAGGCCGAAGCGCAGGGCCAAGCACAAATACAGGTTGAAGAAGCTAAAGCACAAGCAGAACAAATGAAAACTGAATCTAAAGTGCAACTATCAACAGCAGAGAATGGTTTGGAAATCAAAAAAATGGAAATAGAAACTCGTGCTAAAAAAGAATTAATGCAATATGAATTTAATTTAAATGTTCAATTAAAAGAGTTAGAGTTAAAATCTCAAATGGAACTTGCTGAGAGAAGCAATCAATCCATGTTACAAAGGGAATTAATCCGTGAAGATACCAAACTTAAAACAAGTGGTAAATTAAGTGGTGCCCCTAATACAGACAACCCAACTAAAGATTTTGAATCAAAAGGCAATGATACCTTAGGAGGATTCGATATGGGTCGTTTTGAAGCCTCCTAAATATTTAAACAATTATTTTATTATATACAATTATGGAAGAACAAGAAGTAAAAGATGCTCCAAAAGTTGAAGTTAAAGACGTTGGAGAAATTAATCCTGATTTAACTACTCCTCAACAAAAAGAAGCAGCTGTATTGGAAAAAGCTGTGGATGAAGGAAAAGTTGATCCGGAATATGGGTTACAAAAAGATGGGGTTTATAAAATTAATGTAGATAAACCACCAGCACCTAAAAAAGAGGCTAAGTCAGAGCCTGTAAAAGAAGTTAAAGAGGAACCTAAAAAAGAAGA